ATGCCTCTCAACGATACCAAACTCAGGCGTATAGCTGGCAAGCCATATGATGGACCAGAGGAGATAGCTGACGGTGGCGGACTTTCTGCCAGGATCAGCCCAAAGGGACTTATCACCTTTCAGTACCGCTATCGCTTCAACGGGAAACCGGCCCGGCTAAAACTTGGCACCTACGGAAAGATGTCGATCAAAGAAGCCCGTGACGCGATGGAGGAATGCAAGGGTTGGTTGGAAGAGGGACGCGACCCGGCAATGCAACGGAAGAAAGCCAGGGACATCGTATCCAGTTCACCAAGCATAAGCACCCTCGTTGATGAGTGGCTTGAAACACCATCAGTTAAAGAGATGGTGAAGTACGAATACTGGAAGCGGATGCTGAAGCTTCACGTTACCGACAATTACGGTCGACTGATAGCAGATGAGATGAGCCCCGTTGAGTGGGAGCAGATATTCCTGCGCATAACGAAAGGTGGTTCGCCGGTTCAGGCCGGAAACGTTCTGGTGAAGATGAAGCAGGTGATCCGCTATGCGCTGCGCCGAAAACGCATAACTTCAAATTCGCTAATGTTACTCGAAATTAATGATATCGGTAGCCGCCCGGACGACGGGGAGAGATTCCTTAATGATGATGAGATAGGAGCGTTCTGGAATGCTATCGATAAAACCAAGATGTCATGGCAAAACAAAATGCTGATCCGCCTTGTGGCGCTTACCGGATGCCGCGGTGTAGAGTTGAGGTTGGCAAGGAAGGGTGATTTTGACCTGAAGGCGAGGGAGTGGGTTATACCGAAAGAGAACTCTAAAACTCGTAAGCGCTTTGTGCGTGGGATTTCTCAACTGGCAGCCGATTATTTGCAGAAGGTTTTTGATGTGTACCCCGATCAGTCAATCGTGTTTCCACCGGCTAAGTTGCAGGTGGACAGGCCTATGTCAGCCAGTACATTGATTTCCATCGCGGGGCAGGTGGAAGAGGTAATGGGTGGGGAGCACTGGTCTCTGCACGACCTGCGCAGAACGTGCAAAACAAAGATGGCTGAGCTTGGAGTTGCGCCTCACGTATCAGAGAAGATACTCGGGCATAAGCTAACGGGGATGCTGGCTGTTTATGACCAGTATGATTACATCCCCGAGCAGCAGGCAGCGGCAGAATTGTGGGCTGAGAAGATTCAGGCGTGTGCGGCCAATAGTCCTTTATCTTTGCAGAACTGAATAACCTCTACGTAGCGGAAGAGAGCGCCGCCTTTAGGTGGGTGAATTTCTTCCACTTCCTGCGGGAATGGTGTGCCAGATTCTTCCCACTGTTTGCGCTTACGATAAAACGTGGTTCTGGAGATACCACCAAGCATCTCCTGAACGCGCTCACGGTTAACCAGAACCGGCTGAATGCTGATTGTTGTTTGCATGCTTTTCTCCAGGCAAAAAGAAGCCCGGACGAACCGGGCAAATGGGGGGATTACGTGGCAGTGCTTTCGCACCCAATAGCCAGCTCATAACTGGCTATCAGTTGCGTCATTCGTCTTCCTGCATCAGAACGGTGTCATCGGGAACCTGAATAGTAAGGACAACGCTATATCCCTTCTCGTGAGTGCTGAACGATGTTTCCCATTGTGGGATTGGCACATCTTCATCAATCTGGCAGATGCCGATAGACCAACAGCCGCTGTCGGTGTAAGTGGCGATGACTTGCATTTCGCCTTCAGTTGATTTCAGGTGATAAATGCCTGGGTGGCTGTAACAGCCGATTTCCTCTCGAATGGCACCTTCACACTCAAATAGGTCATCGCTTGCACCATAAAACCGTAATTCCTTCATAACCTCTCCTCATGCCACACGCTGGGCGCGCAGCTTCTTCAGGTGTTCTGTTGTTTCGATTTCTTCGGCGATCCGCTCGGCCTGTGCTTTGATCAGCGGCTCGAATTCATGCTGAAAGCGGCCCATGCTGGCGATGCAGGTTCGGCCGTTGCGGATGTAGTGGATTACTTCGTGGGTAGCGCGGAGGATTTTGCAGGGCGCGCCGTGGGGATCGGCATACCAGGTATTAGGCTGGATTATCCTGAACATTGGCAGAGTCCTGCATCATGAGGAAGACAATCATCGCGGCGCGGAGTGCATTGTTGTGAAAATGGTAATAATCAGTGGATGATGATTCAGCGCCCCATTCACCGCGACTATCACCAAGTATTGCTGCGTAAATACTGATTTTGTTTTCAGCAATAATAGGCCATGCGTCTGCCGGGCTGTTGCATGGGTTAAATACACCACGCTCAACTTCCACTTCTACGGCATCACCGCCAACAACATCCCCTTCATATGAGATAAGAACCATCGCGCCGCCATCACCTTCTTTGTAGTCCGGTGAGCCGCCATGAATAGCCTCAAACACCGCGGTGTTTATCTCGAAATCACTCAGCTTGCTGTAATCCATCACTCGTCATCCTCCCAACTTGCATGGTTAACCTCATAATTGTTCATGCACGGGTTATCAGATTTCATGCTGTTGCATTCACCGAATTCAACATCAACCCAGTCAGAAATATCTTTGTCGGTTGCTATCGATGGCACTTCAACTTCAACAGTTATCTTTATAAAGCGGGATTCTTTCATCACATCCTCCGATTCCGTCTCTCTGCATCATCCTGGCAACTGACACACATCGTGCATCCCGGATACGCTTTCCGGCGCGCATCAAGTAACTTGTCTCCGCATTCCTCACAGTGCGTTGCTGATACAGCTGAGTGGTTGAGTCTGTGAGCCTGAATAGCATGGTCGCGCATCATCTCTTCGAGAGCGCTGGCCTGATCGATGATTTCAGAAGTCATAGTTGAAACCCTCTTTGCTCTTACGCAATTTCTCTTTGTAGCTGGCCTTCGCTTCTTTCTTGGTTGGCTTCCCCTCGCCGTAAACACTCACGACCCGGTAATTACCGATCCGGTACATCCTGCAGTTACCATTGCGGTCGTAATCAACCTCAGGCCTGTTAATACCCAGCCACTCATGGAATTCCTGACCGCTATCAGCATCCAGAAAATCCTGGTAATTGCTTTTTGCCTTATACTTGCGAGCCGTCATTTTCGGCGGCGTATACTCTACGACTTCGCCGTACACGATGCCGTCAGTGGGGTGGTAGCGTTCCGGTGAATGGTAAGGCGCGGTATCCAGAACAACACCAATGTAGTGGCCGAAGTCACGCACAATCGTTCCTGGTTCGCCATAAGCCACCACCCGGCGGCCGACACAGGCGTTAACTCCGTACTGGGAATTGATGTATTCGAAGCTCATAATCAGTGCTCCCTGAACTGTCGGTTAATTCGGTTGAAGGTGAACGCGAGAAAATAAAAAGGCCGACATAGCGACCTGGTGATTAGTGCCTTCATGCGGCGCGCTCCGCCATTATTTTGGCCTTCTGCTCGTCGTTGAGCATGTCGTCAGAGACGATTGCCACACGGTTGCTGGCGCTCCACGATACTGGAGCACTTTCTTTCAGCGCCTTATTCAGCGCCTCAGCAGCATCACGCACAGCTTGCGGCAAGCAGTAATAGTCATCACCATCAGGCATTATCTCTTCGCAGTGCTGCTCCAGATCGAACTCCGGCGGGTAGTTAGGATCGCAGATCATTAACTGCAGCTCGCTCGTCAGCAGGGAGTGCTCATAGCAATAGTCGGCCAGCGATTCAGCGTCGAAAAAGTACTGGTCATTATCAAAGATAACTAGCGGCTCTCCGTCCCATACCGTGCGCTCAAAGGTAGCGAACTTCGCCTGGCGGCTTTCGCGGTGGCATTCTTCGCAATAGCCATGAGTGCTATGAATAGGGTGTTCGTCAGGTTTGTTTTTGCACTTGCGATGAGTGGCACCGCACCAACGCGCCTGGTGCTCGTCACTGCCCCAAAAACGACCTTGGCGGTCTACCCAACCAGTTACAGTCTGGATGCTGGCCGCTTCATCGCTGTCCATCATCACGATTTTTTCAGTTTTCATATTCATTGTTCGGCTCCAAACCGCCCGTTAAGGCGGCCAGTTTTGACGACGAACTCCAGGAGGCTAACTCCCAGAGCTTCAATTTTCTTGTGATGCTTGTTGATGATGGGAGGCACCGTTTCGTTCCAGTTAGGCTTTGGCTTCTTGCGCATGGCCTGCTGGATTTCTTCGGTGCAGCGACGGCAGGCGGCGCGGATGGCGTTGTCTGTTTCTGGCTTCATGCGGCCTCCCGGCGTGCGAGAAGTTTCGCTCCGAAAGCCACAAGCTCGTCCCGGTCCACAGTTGCGAAGTGGCAGTGTGTACGCGGGTACGGTCGCCAGATGATGAGCATCGACCCTTTGTTATTTCCTGATACTGGTTTTCCGGTGACCGGGTTGATAAATGCCAGCCGCCCGGCGGTGATGAAGCGAACTTCACTGGCGGTCTGGATAGCCTCCTTAAACCAGCCAACCGAAGTGTCTGCCGGCACCAGCATGACCGTGCCGATCTTATTTGCGCTCTCGGCTGCGGCCTTCTTAACGAAAGGTGTAATGTCGCTGTAAGGTGGGTTCAGCCAGACGTAGCCGGGAATGCTCAGGTAATCAGCCCAGGGCGTTTCCAGCGTGTTCTGCTCGGCGGTGATGAACTTCCTGCACAGCGCGTTATGCGGCGCTGCCGCGGCATCCAGTTGGAAGCAAAACTCTGCATCAAGGGAAGCGAAAAGGGCTGGTGGAGTGCGCCATAGGTCGCGCTGGTCGAGCGGGGTTTTACTTCCACCATAATCACCATTCGACTTCTCCGCTGGCAGCGCTACGCCGATGCGCTCACCAATCCAGCGCATGACCGGAACTGCCATGCTATTTCCGATGGCTTTATAGCGTGGCCCGTCCGGGCATTCATCAGCATCCTTCCCGCGCCAGCCGATCAGAGTGTGATTATCAGGAAAGCCCTGAAGGCGCTCGCACTCAATCGGTGTTAGGCGGCGAACCTGCATTCCGTACTGAACGACGTCAGCGGATGAGCGAGAATCCTGAGTGAAAGCCACATCTTCCTGATAACCTTTGCCCTGAGGGCCAGATGCATCGTGACGACCGATAGAAGCATGTTGGATGCAGATGGCAGGGGGTTGGCCGCTGTTAGCATGGCTTTTATCGTGGTTGCCTGCGCGAATCGTTGGTGACAGATCTGACGTCACATCAGCTCCATTATCTTTGTAGCTAAATGCAATGCAGGCGTTTTCTTGCCCGTTGTTGCGCCCGAGTGTGTGCGCAAGTTCTCGGTTAATGTCTGGATCTTGAGTTCCATGAACGACATAAGTTTCCAAATCCTCGGCAGTGCTGTCGTTTTCTTTTGCAAGAAGAGTTCGGGAAACATCAGAGTAAGAATCTGATACGAGCCCGGAACCGCGCTGGCTGAACAATTCCTGATTACTGGCGCCGATTCCGCCAATATTGTTGGACTGATTTAGGGTTGGGTGAGGGTTTGCTGGGTTATCCCAGTGACTACCGACTTTAGTGCGCTCTCCAGCATTTCCGGCAATTTCCGGTTGCGATTCTCGGCGCGGCGCAGAATCCCGGCGCACGCTGTCGAACTCAAAAAGTACCGCTGCGGGATCGAATCCTTTTCGAGCACTTGCGACAACGAACACACGGCGGCGTCGTTGGGCCACTCCGAAAAATTGAGCATCAAGGACGCGCCAGGCGATAACCCTTTCTGGTCCAGACACACAACCTGCGTGCGTCCATTTTCCCCCTGCTGGCTGCAACTCACTGCTTTCTCCGGCAAGTCCTGCCAGAAAGCACCCGAAGGCATTGTCTTTGCTGCTGAGCACGCCGGGGACGTTTTCCCAGACGATGATTGATTCTGGCTCACCGAGTTCGCGGCGCTTTGCGTCGATTGCATTGGCTAATTCCACGTAAGAGAGGGTTAACTGGCCGCGGTCATCAGACAGGCCTTCACGTAAGCCGGCGATGCTGAATGCCTGGCAAGGCGTACCACCGACCAGAACATCAGGAGCTTCGACATCACCAGCGCGCACCGCATCGGCGATTTTGGTCATGTCGCCGAGGTTGGTTACTTCCGGCCAGTGATGGGCAAGGACCGCTGAGGGGAAAGGTTCGATTTCAGAGAACCAGGCCGGTTTCCAGCCGAGAGGTTCCCACGCTTTACTGGCAGCTTCGATACCGCTGCACACGCTTCCGTATTTCATGCCGCCTCCTGCCTTTCCCGATATTCCTCAGCGAGCCGCTGCGCCTTTAATGGATTGCTGACCACTTCACCACATGGCATTAGCCAGCCGTTACCAATGAAGGGAAGGCACAGTGTGCCAACCCTGATGTCGTCGTGAGCGTGAGTCATAGGATGGACTCCATTTCGTCGATGTAGAGGCCCTGAGCAATCAGGCGGCGACGGCGGGCGGCACGTTCAATGCACTCCTGCCTTCTGCCTTCTTGCGACTGCTGTATTGCGCGCCGGGTGAAGAGGCGCGATTTACCTTGAGGCGTTACAACCTTTGGCTTCGTTACCAGGTCGAAAGTCCGGTCGCAGATGCCGTCCTCGTTGATCCACTTTTCCAACTCAACGATCTGAGCTATCTGTCCGGAGCCGCGGGTGATGCCGTTGGCGACCCGGTTAAACTCAATGAGCGTTACGCCAAACTTCTCGGCGATTTCGCTGCCGGTTACCGGGCGGCCGCGCGTCTGAATCATCCAGATAACGCGTTCACGGAGACCGGAGAATTGCCCGGTTCGCCCGGGCCTGCGGTAGAAGGGTGTGCGTTTCATGGCTCCACCTACTTGATGATGAGTGAAGGTTTGCCGAGTTTTATTTGCGCGCCAGGTACATCCACGCCAGCTTCGATTTGGTGTTTGATAGCCAATTTGTCTGGCTTGATGCTCGTCTCGTATTCGACGAATTCAGGAGGAAGTGCGCTGGCATCTGTAATCTCTACTGACTTGGAAGGCGCGCGAACCGTTACCTGATGAATGCCTGCCTTCAGTGATTTCTTTCCTGCTGTTTCGAGGGAGGTGGCCACATAATCTTTCATGCTCGACACACGGTTTTCTGCGGCTTTTGCGCGCTCTGCAAGACGCTTGCTTTCTTCTTTCAGCGCCTCGGCATAAGCAGATTCGTTTTTGCAGACGGCAAGGATCTGCTCGACCTTTGCTTCCAGCTCCCACTCAATGCCATCAAGGGTGTCGGCTATCATTTCAGGCTCCATTCCTGAATCAGTCAGCTTTGCGAAATCATTGGCGATCTGGTAAAGAGCTGTCATTGCGTAACCTCTTCGAATTTTGCTTTGCACTTGGCATAGACGGCCTGAACCTCTTGTTGAAGCTGCATTCCGACCGTCATTTTGTAAGCTGCCTGGAAGTGAGTTTTGAGAGCATGCATATTTTTCGCCTGCTTCATGTCCTCACATAGTGACTGGATGGTGTTGATAAGTTCCTGTTTTGCGTTTTCTTCCGACTGGATGATTTCGCTTTCTGGGGTGTATGGCATAACCGGCTCGGTGTATATGCCTTCGCTTTCGTTGAGCACATCGACGGCATTATCCAGTCGGTCAGCACGCGGCCAGTATTTATAGGCTCTCTTGACGATCGTCTTCCTGGCCATCTCAGACCAGAAGTTGACCCATGGGCCTTTTGGTGATGTTCCCGCTTTGCTCACTTTTCTGATTTCTTCTATCTCAGCAAGACTCATCTCTTCAGTGAGATAGTCGCCATCAGCGGTTTTAACTGTGCAGTAGCCACCGATAACGGCGCCGCGAGCGTCAGGTGTGGCAAATGGGTTGTATTTGTGAGCTGGCGCCTTATCGAGACCTAGCGTCTCGTAGTCGTCGCTGGCATGAACGAGCTTGCACTGACCCCACTTGATGACGCCAGCCGACTGAGCAATGTGCAGAAGGCCCATATAGCTGATATCGAGGCAGACCATACCGTCGCGCGGAACCAGATAAGCCAGTTTGCTGGCAGGGTTCAGGCTAATGCCGACAGCTGCAACGTTGATAATCGCGTTCTGGGCGCTGGTGGGGTTGGCAATCGCCGTTTCTGCCAGTTTTTGATTGCGCTGGAATAACTGGATAGCGAACTGGCATTCCTTTGCCCATGTCAGAGACTGGTCGGTAAGGGCGCCGACAAATAGCGGCTCCTGCTCCTTAACGAACTGAATCAGATCGAAACTCATAAACCCTCCTTAGAACGGGCAGCCGGTCCGGTGTTCCCAGTCGTATTCCGCCTGGGCGTAAGCAACTGCCGAAATGAAATCGTTGTAGGCCTCGCCAGCTTTATCGCTGCGAAGTCCTTCGTATGGGCTGGAGTCAATCGGAACTGTGAAGTGGAAGAGGCCGGACGGCTCTTTTGGCATCATCTCGATGATTTGCTGCGCCCGGTCGCCGATCCACTTCTCTTTCTCGTCGTCGAGCTGCTGCTCAACCCAGCGCCGATCTTCGATTCGGTCGTAAGTGAGGAATGCGTTCATGGCTGAACTCCTGAAATTTGGATGTGCAGAACCCGCCCGCTTTTAGCCAGGCCGATCGGTTGAATAGGGGGATTAGGCTGTTTTTCTATGCCACGGATAACCGATGGCAACCTTCATTTCGTCGTAGGCTGCCATCCACATGGCGCCATCACCGATAAACAGGGCGATAGCTGCTTTGCTCTGCGCCGCGCGCAGCAGGTGATGATTAATCATGCCTTCACCCCTACCTGTTTCAGGAGGCCAGCGATATGCATCTGCCAGCGGTTAAGCGTCAGCTTGTCGCGCGGTGCCGATACCGACGTCAGCTGCCACTCGTTATCGTTAAGCTTTTTGGCGGTGTACTGCTTGCCGTTGTGGGTGACTGTCATGATGCCTCCCGCTTTTCTTTGATGTCTGCGCGGAGGTGAATCTCGTCGCCATTCGGCAAAGGGATGACAATAATGTCATCGCGAGCCACCATCAGGTGCGCCACAGCGAAAATAGCCTCGTCTGTCACATCAAACTTCTCGCCAGTAAACTGACGAACGCCTGGCGCCAATTTGCCTGGCTTTGACCGACCCGCGAAAATTCGCTTCGTCAGGCCTGAAAAACCTACTGTGATTGGGTTGCTCATAAATCCTCTTGGCCTTATCGCGGCGAACGGAACGGTTAATACAAGACTTCAACGCATTTATTCAGTGTTTCAATGGGCGGTGTATGGCCGCCGGTTGTCATAAATGGGCAGACTCGAAAATCTGCCTATGTATGGCCGATAAAAAACCCGCCGGAGCGGGTTAATCTTCTTTTTCTCTTTCAACCGCGTCGGCTAATGACTGATCAACTTCAATGGTCTGCATGAAACATTCGTCATCAACGTCTTCGTATTGCTCCCTGAAGCTATCGGCGAGAGTGGAAACTGGATTCCATCTCATACCGCCAGCTGCATGCTCCGCGTCACCATCTGATCCACAATCCCAAGTGGAACCATCAGGTTCTCGCTCTAAAAAACCGACACACTCTGTCTTCTGTGGATTCCAGACCAGAACAACTTTTGCCATCGCCTTACCCTCTGTCGTTACCCGCTGATGCGGGAGAAATGCTGCTTAATCTACCCATTCGACATACTGGAGTAGTGATTCAGTCTCCGCGTCATCTGGTTCTTTGTTCTCTGGATTGCAGTGCTTGCAATTAGTGGCCTGAACCGGCATTCCGCCGCATCCACACATTTCAGCAAGACCAGAACAGCATCTGGTGAACACGAATCCGTGGTCGCACTTTTCACACCCAAGCATGATTTCCACCTCTCTGATTGTTTACCGTCAGCCCCTCGCAAAGAGCTGCTGGTAAATCGTTTAGCCATAATTGCCGCTCCTCATGAGCCCGCCTATGGTCCGACGCATGGTTTACTGTCGCGCCGTTCGACTGACCGAATCTAAACTTCGCCGCTGGCTAACTTCGCTCAGCTGTCGATGTTTCGTTTCGATGGATTAAAGATAACCTTAGTTATGGGTGATGGCAATAACCTAACTTATAATTATCATCACGTAAGTTATAATGCTCTGATAACTAAATGAATTTATTTTTGTAAAAAGGTGGGGTAGGTGGATTTTTGGCAATAAAAAACCCCGCATTGCGGGGCTTTTAATAAAAGCGAGGTTTAGAAATAACCACTGTCTTTGCAGACGGATAGTGTTGATAAGGTCTCGGCATCATCACCGCCCATACCTATAAAGCCAGCATGAGGTTTACCATTATTGATAAGCATGACCATGAATGGAGTGTTTCCAGCATAGCCGCCGTATGAGTTTTTAGAGTTTACCAGGCCACAGTAGGCGCCTTTCCCGTTGCTCACAAATTTAGAGTGCTTGAATCTGGCGCTTTCTGGATCCTTCAGATGGCCTTTCACAGCAGTCTCAACTGCATTAATCTCTTGCTTCGTGAGAGATCTATATTTCCAGTTTGCTGTTGGCTGTTCGTTGATTGTAGCGCTCGGTTTTGGAGTAACGTCTATGCAATTAGCCCATTGCTCAGTGGTTCTGGCTATTCTGTCAGAGATAGCAAATTCAGTTTTTGATAGGCTGGCGGCGAATACTTTTGTCTTGTCGTCGAGAAACAACATTCCGTTTTTATGTTCACTGATGACCGGAGAGATCACTACAACTCCAGTTGGCCGAGTAGCTTTGAAAGACTTTCCATCAAATTCAACATTTGCTTTTCCACCCGGAACCATCGGAGCATCGGCACTTTTGCTTATATCTGACCTTGCGTAATCGCAACTGAATATTTCAGTGGCAAACGTGTTTGATGACATTGCCAGAAAAGATAATGCAATTAATTGTGTTTTCATCCATACCCTCTGAATTACCAGATAGTTGAAGTCCAGAACATGCGACCGAGAATCTCTACACTGTCAATGTCTGCCTCTTCATCAGGATACTCTTCACTGTTGAAGCTGCGTATCACAATGCGAGTAGGGCTTACACGATAAATGGATTTTAATCTCTTCCATCCGTCCTGACTGATTGCATATACCTTTCCATCGACAATCTTCTTGTCGTTCGTGTTTATAGCAACAGTGGTTCCTTCTGGGATCATTGGCTCCATGCTGTTTCCGGAGGCAGGGAAGCACAGCACACTGTCTTTTTGAGCCCCTACCTTTCTTAGGGTGGACTTGGCGAACCTCAATTTGAAGCCGTTATAGTCATCCTCAAGGCATGAACCATCACCGCAAGCCAGCTCAATATCTTTAAGATATGGCACTTCGACCTCGTCATCAGGCAGATTCGTTTTGCTATCCCAAGCATCAATCTTACCCCATTCACTTTCAGGTGGAATGGAGGAGTCTTTGCGATCTTCGTTATGCATTGGCCCAGTGCCAGAACTAAGCCATTCAGGTCTGACATTGAGGGCATGCGCAAGCTCAACCATCTTACGGCTGCCATTAGTCTTACCGGAGGTCATTTTCTGAATAGCTGGCTGTGACACGCCAACTTTTTCAGCAAGTTGCCCTTGGGATATGCCTGCGGCGTTCATGGCCGCGTTTAATCGATCTGCGAATGTTTTCATAGCGCCAATATATAACCCAGGTTATGCAGAGTAAAATAACAAAGGTTATGGACAATGGTCATAACTTGGGTTATCTTTTCGTTAATCCAGTAATCGGATAGGTAAAATCCATGAACAAAGTTATTCAACGTGCTTTAGACATCGTTGGCAGCCAGAAGCGACTCGCAGATATTTGCGGTGTAAGTCAGCCAGCGGTGCATAAGTGGCTTAACGGTGGGTCCGTTTCTCCAGAGAAAGTGACGGCCATCGTTAACGCTACAGGTGGCGAGATTAAGGCCCATGAAATTCGCCCTGATCTCCCTGACCTGTTTCCTCACCCAGAAAACCATGCCGCCTAATCGGCGGCCATAACCACGAAAGGGAAAGCAATGCATTCACTTGCGTATCAACACAATACCGGAATACATCCTGGACCGATGATAAACCGCGCTCAATCTAAAGCTGAGCCAGACCACGAAAAGATCCGAGATGCGGTCCGGGCATGGTCGTCGGCTCTGGACAATCAGGACGTAGTTTCGGCGCTGATCATCAACGAATACCGGGAGCAGGGCGGTACCGCTATCAGCTTTCCGGACGACATCAGCCGTGCGCGCCAGAAGCTGTTTCGCTTCCTGGATAACCGTTTTGACTCCGATCAGTACCGCGAGAACGTCCGTCAACTGACTCCAGCAATCATGGCCGTCATTCCTGTTGAGTTTCGTACACGCCTGGCGCCACAGAACGACACGATGTCGCTTATTGCATCAGCCATGAAGGAATGCTCAGAGGCAAAGCAGGCCGTGCTGCTGGACGCTCCAGAGCATCAGAAGCTGAAAGAGGTAAGCGAGGGTATAGCTTCGCTGTTCCGCCTCATGCCGGAGCAGGTAGGGCCGCTGATGACGATGGTTACGTCGATGCTGGGGGTTATGTGAAGACTTCAGAAATGGCGAAAGCCGGTCTGCGCGAACAGAACCGACTTTCTAGTGCAAAAACGACAGTAGTTGCAGGAGGAATAATGGCAAAAAAACCACGCTATTTCCATACCGCTGTACATAAAAACATTACCCGCGACCGCTTTGTCCGTTCCGTTAACCCGGAAGTGGCTGAAAAGATGCGCGCCATCCTGGAAGAACTCAAACGTAAGGAGAGCGGTCGTGGATAATCTCGCAAAAGTAATACCTTTCAGGCCGTCTGTATCGGTCGTGGAGCGTCAGGTGGCAGATATCGATGATGGGTATACCCGCATCGCTAACGAGCTGCTGGAAGCGGTTATGGCTGCTGATTTAACAGCTCGCCAGCTGAAGGTCGTTCTGGCGGTGATCCGCAAAACCTACGGGTTCGGGAAAAAGTTTGACCGTATTACCAATACCCAGATTTCGGCGATGACCGGGATTCACCATACACATGTCTGCAAGGCCAAGAACGAGATGATTGCAATGAACATCATCGTTACCAATGGCCTGGCGATTGGGGTGAACAAGGTTATTTCTGACTGGAATTTCAGCATTAGCCAACATGGCAAAACATTAGCCGAAACAGCTAATGAAACGTTAGCCGAGTCAGCTAATACCTATAAGCCAACTCAGCTAAACACAAAAGAAACTATTCAAAAGAAAGAAAGAAAATATCCCCCTAAATCCCCCAAGGGGGAATGTGGCTGGCAGGAAGAAAAACCTGTTTCACAGAAAAAACCAGCAATTGACTATCAGGCTGTGCTGTCAGCATACAACTCCACCCTGGGAGACAGATTGCCGCAGGCAGAAGCCCTTAACGACAAACGTCGCCGTGGTATCAAGCGTCTGTTGTCTGAGCTGAAAGAACCAACGGTAGAAGCAGTTGAGAACTATTTTTCAGCGTTCTCCAGAACTGCTAAGCCGTTTTATTTCGGTGAAAACGATACCGGCTGGCGTGCAAGTTTTGACTACCTGCTACGTTCTGAAACGCTGGTTAAAACGCGGGAGGGTTCACTGTGAATACTGAAATCCTGACCGTACCTCATAACCTCGAAGCAGAGCAAAGCGTACTTGGCGGAATCATGCTGGACACCGGTAGCGAGCGTTGCCAGAAGGCACTTGCCATGCTTAAGCCTGAGTCGTTCTACCTGCGTGCCCACCAGGTGATCTTCTCAGAGATGCGCGAGCTGATTGCCAGACAGCGACCGGTTGACCTGATCACCCTGATTGAGTCGCTGGAAGCTAAGTCGATGGAGGAACAGGCTGGCGGTTTCGCCTACATGGCCGAGTTGTCGAAGAATACTCCCAGCGCGGCAAACATAGTTCACTACGCCATGGTGGTTCGTGAAAAGGCCATGGAGCGCTACGGCATCGATATGACCACCCGGGCCACTGAACTGTTGTACGCCCGCAACGGCATGACGACCGCCGAGAAGTTCGAGGCAATACAGAGCCTGTTTACTGAGATCAGCGATTACGCTCGAACCGGTAGAAAGACAGGACTCCGCTCATTCTACGACGCGGTAACTGACTGGACTGAAGAATTCGAGGAGCGTATCAAGCCAGACGGCAGGGCGCGCGGGCTGTCTACCGGGCTTCCTTCACTCGACGATCTACTTGGTGTTAAGCGTATTGTCCGCGGAAGTCTGTTTGTTATCGGTGCCCGTCCGAAGATGGGGAAAACAACTCTGTACACGCAGATGGCCGTTAACTGCGCCACCGTGGAGAACGAGCCCGCTCTGATGTTCTCTCTGGAAATGCCAGAAGGGCAGATGGTTGAAAAGATAACCGCCCAACAGAGCCGCCTGACACCTAACCTGTTCTACCCGGATATGACCAAAGAGGATTTTGGCTACCGCGGCGACTGGGATAGCGACATCCAGAAGGCAACCGGTGTTATGAGTGCGCTAATCGACACCAACAACCTGATGATCGATGACACCCCCGGCATTGGTCTGGCACACGTCGTTGCTGAGGCGCGGCGCATTAAACGCGAGCGCGGCAAGGTTGGCATGGTGCTGGTCGACTACCTGACGCTGATGACAGCCGATAAGGCCGAGCGTAACGACCTGGCCTACGGACTGATCACCAAAGGCCTGAAGATGCTGGCCAAGGAACTGGATTGTGTTGTTGTGCTGCTGACCCAGCTTAACCGAGATCTGGAGAAGCGCACCAACAAGCGCCCGCTGCCGAGCGATTCCCGCGATACCGGGCAGATCGAACAGGACTGCGATTACTGGCTGGCCATCTACCGAGAAGGGGCCTACCACGAAACAGCAAACCAGAGTGAAACAGAGCTACTGTTGCGACTGAATCGCCACGGTGAAACAGGTGTTGTCTTCTGCGAACAGCGGCACGGCTCAATCTATGACTGCGATCAGGAAGCTGCCAGTCAGCGCCGTCGCGACAAAGAAGCGAAACCTGCACAGCGAGGTGGATTCTGATGAAAGGCAAACAGGCAATTCTGCGTTATCTCGAAACGCACCGGACCTTCACCGCGAAGGATGTGGCTGCCGAGTGTGGCATGAGCATCAACTGCATCACGAAGAACGCACTCGAGCTGGAGAAGGTCAACAAGCTAGTGCGCATCAGCAAAGTCTGGCGAACAGTTACCTATCGGCTGGCTACTCCTGAAGAGCAGTCCGGTACCGCGCGAAGTTGCACCAACGGAATATTCAACGAATGCAGAAACAGCGCGGCGATGAAGAGAATTCTGGCGTTTTACGGGAGAGCATCAGCATGAAACAAATAGCACAAGAAAACATCATTGAGTTAGTGAAGTTAGGGCATGAGCAGGCGGCTGAACTGAAAGCATCATGCGGTGCTGTCGATGTGCGCAGTTTGGCGCAACTGATTAGCGATCTGGCTACTCAACTTGAAGTGCAACTGGTGCGAGGTAATGCGCAGGCAGTACAGCTCGCTAACGCCGAGAGTAAATGCAGGGAGCTGGCGGCGGAGAATGCGGGGCTTAAAAATCCAGAAAACTGGCTGTCACAGAGTGATTACGGTTATGAGGCATCTGAGGTTGCCACTCAAAATGGAGCAACTGAAGATGAATCACTGAGGGCCGGGATGATCGCAATTATTAATCGAATCGGAACCCCGGCGACCGACGCTTTCCTGGCTGAAGTGCGGGCGCAGGGTGTGGAAGATTTTCTGAGAGGTAGCCAATTACCTTATCAAATTGCAACTGTGTTGGCTGATTACGACAACGTCGATGATGCAACGCTCCAGACCGTTATTTGGTCTGGGCAGCCTCCAGAGCCTGATGGCGACGTTTGGCACCTAGAATATGTTTCTCGTGGTAACGCAATTGTGCGCGCTGTTTTGAAGGAGCTTCGCAAAGGAGTGCAGTCATGAGCATTCTGGACATTCTAAATACCGGCCTCGCTCTGATGGGGTGGCTGTTCATCATGTTCAAAACGGGGCGGTGGTTTATCTCAGTTGCGCTAAAGCAGTTGGACAAGCGCAGAAAGCTATCTCGTCGACAAAAAGCAGTAAACGAATTTTACGATGCGTTTGACCTGTCCAGCATCGAACCAGGAACGACAGTTCGCCTAGCAACCAAAGGCGATCTGACAATCATGATGTATCGCACAGAAGGAGCCGCCCAATGAGCAGTGAAGCAATGAAAATGGCATTAGCAAAGCAACTGACGATTGCCCTGCAAAACCTCGGCGCCCCTGTCGAATTACTCTGCATCGTTGGTAGCTACGGAGATACACAGGCTGACTCTGACATTCTGGAAATGCTTGAGCAGTACAACGAGCGAGGCACATCGATGGAGGTGATTATCGCACCTGAATTCATCTGGAAACCAAGCTCTGGAGACGCCCAATGAGCAACATCGACAAACGCGCATTACGTGAAGCGGCGGAGAAGGCATTAAATGCGCGAGCACGACTGGCTTTGATGGAATCAGTATTTGACGATGATGGTGATGATGTCAAACCAGAAGCGCAGGAGGATATCAGTATATGCGTCTCATTCAATGAACTGACAAACCCCGCCACCGTGCTGGCGCTGCTGGATGAGCTGGAAATCGCAGAGAAGCGCATAGCAGAATTACAATCTAAATCCATGCGCCCTGTGGCGTGGATGAGAAGCGATGATATTACTACATTTGGACCAATATTCACCAAGAACGAAAACTATGCTGTTGAGCAGTGGGGAGATAATGCGGTAGCGCTTTATGCATCCCCAGTTAATTTCAAGTTGGCATGCTTCACTGACGAGAGAAATCTTAAGTACATCAATGAACGAGGAAGGGAGACATCTCTCATCTGGAGCGAAAGAAATTCAGAAAATGGTGATGTTCAACTTTTCCGCGCCGCTGGCATTGGCGTGAAGGGGGAGTGATATGGCACTGACGAAAAAACAACGCGCAGAGCTACGCATGAAGTTTGGCGGTCGCTGTGCTTATTGTGGATGCGAACTTGGCGATAAGTGGCATGCTGACCATGTGAAGCCAGTGTTGCGCCACATGAATGGAAGCGGAATGATTCATGCGGAGAACGACACTGAAGAGAATATGGTTCCAGCATGCCATCCATGTAATCTGCACAAGCATTGCAGTAGCCTGGAAGATTACCGGCGAATTATCGGTGATGGTCGTCGTGAATTCCTTGTGTCCGGGAAAGGAAAAGCGCTAGTTCGTATGGGATTGGTTGAAATGAAATCTGACCCAGTGGTGTTCTGGTTCGAAAAATATCAAGAAGGGGCTACAGCATGACAACTAACAACCACCCGGCGCACGGTTCTGTATCACTAGATCGCCTGCACCAGATAAGCGAAATACTCAGCAAAGCAGCAGCACAAAGAGACGGCGGTAATCTCGGCTACGCAATGGCTGATGCTGTGAAGGTGATTGATGGGGCTATTGATAAGTTCGAAGAACAAGATAATCCTCGCCCTGTAATGGCAGTTAAAGGTGAACTTGGATTTATTGACAATCTGGAAAAAATCATCGAAGAGCGAGACGAAGACATCGATATCGGTCAGCTTGGCAGCAGCAATTACGATGCGCTAATGCTTGCCGCGCTTGATGCGTTCAGAGCATCACTACCAGCGCAGGAAGTGCCCGATACGTTGCCATGCCCTGTGCATCTGGAACCTGGTCTTAAATTCGGCAAAGGTGTGCGTACTCAGTGCATGTTGGACGCACTGCGCCGACGATCTGTCTACTACGCCGAACTGGAAGCTATGACACCTGAACAGCGAGCAGAGCATGATGCAGGGATTGCTGAATTTAAAGCGATGTTTGGAAATGGTAGCCGCGCCGCCATGCTTCAGGCCGAACCTGTAAGTAATAGTGATGAGTTACCGCTGGGCTATCTGCAAGGACACAAAGACGGTCTGGAGTGGGCTGCACAACTGGCAGAGGCCAATCATCCGCAAACAGGTGACTGGCTTTACGATGACCCAATCGAACTTGCTAAGGCGATTCGAAAGGGGCCGGATATGCCAGATGGTGATGGCAACTCTCCGGTAACTCCGGATTGTTGGTGTCGTACTTGCCGCCCCGTAACGATGAGTGACATGCGATTTGTCGTTTGCCCTGACTGTGGAAACAAGCGCTGTCCGCATGCCAATGACCACAGGAATGCTTGCACTGGAAGTAACGAACTAGGACAGATTGGTAGCGCATATCCAGCAGCACCACAGCAGGAGGTGAAGAATGGCTAACCTTCAACTGGCAGTTAACGGTGAATACTTCGACCAGATGAAGTCAGGAGAGAAAACGGAAGAGTATCGCCTGGTTAATCCGTACTGGGGTCGCCGCATTCATGGTAAGGATTATGACCGCCTGATCATCACCCGTGGTTATCCGAAGCGCGATGATATGAGCAAGCGTATCGACATCCCGTATGACGGATACGAAATTAAGGTGATAACTCATCCTCACTTCGGTGACAAGCCTGTGAAGGTGTTCGCTATCAAGGTGAATATCGATGGATAAATTAGCAGCAGAACGCAAATCCGCTCAGTGATGTATAATCCCCTCAGACCATCGAGGGGATTCTTATGTCTGACTGGAACATCGCAGCAAAACCAAAAGAAGAGCAGGACAAGGTTAACGTTGACCTTGCCGCCAGTGGTGTCGCGTACAAAGAGCGCATGAATATGCCAGTTATCGCTGAACAGGTAGCCCGTGATCAGCCAGAGCATCTGCGTGAATACTTCATGGAACGAGTGCGCTTCTACCGCGAGCAGAGCCTGACCCTTCCTAAAGCATCCGATCCGCGCTATCTGGATATGGCTGCGCAGAACGAGAAAAAGTAATGGGGTGCTTAATTGTTGCCGGTATAAATTTTTATATGCTGGCAGAAGGTGAATCATACCCAACCCCTAACATCGGCAACAATTACTCGGTTTCTTACGTGGTTTTCCCTTACGAAGGTAAATGGGTCGCTCAGAAGCTTCGTAAAGGCGGTCGCTGGATAGATATAACAGACAAGCGATTCGACACCGAAAACGAGGCTTTCAACTTCACATACGAATACGCATTCACGCACAAAGACCGACACAATTTTTAATCCGCGCAACAGAAAGCAACGTTTGATTTCCAATAATCAACAAGCCATAATCATTTCATCGGAGCCTGAACAACTCCGGTGACTTCTGCGCATTTAAGGGGACTTAAATGCGACCACAATCTGAACTCTCCACTTTTTCACAGATGCAGAAATGCACCTGCGATTTTCTGCATGCTGCGGTTTCCGTTAAGGAGGCCGTATGACTCTGCCAGTAGACGGCATCAAACTCCATCGAGGTAACTTCGCGGCCATAGGGCAGCAGATTCAGCCGTTGCTGGATGCCGGGCAATGTTTCCGCCTGCACGTCAAACCTTGGCGCGAGAAGCGCAGCCTGTCGCAGAACGCGCTCAGCCACATGTGGTACACGGAAATCAGCGAGTACCTCATTGCCCGCGGAAAGACTTTCGCTACACCCGAGTGGGTCAAAGACGCGATGAAGCACACCTATCTCGGCTACGAAAGTAAAGACCGTGTGGACGTCGTGTCCGGAGAGGTAACCACGGTTCAATCCCTTCGCCATACCGCCGATCTGGAAACCGGAGAGATGTACATCTTCCTGTGCAAAGTCGAAGCCTGGGCGATGAATATCGGCTGCCACCTTACCATCCCGCAGAGCTGCGAGTACCAGCAGTTGCGCGATAAGCAGGAGGCATAATGGCTAACCTCATCAATCGCGTCATGAACGGCGGCATTTACAAAGTGCCAACTCGCAGCAAGCGTAAGCCGGAACCAAACCCTTCAGAGATCCCAACACTTCTCGGTTACACCGCCGGTCTCGTTGATAAGAAATGGCTGCGTCTCGCAGCACGGAGGAAGCATGGCTAATTTGTGCAAAGCGGCACGCGGACGCGAATGTCAGGTGCGGATCCCCGGCGTATGTAACGGCAATCCTGAAACCTCAGTGCTGGCACATATTCGCCTTGCTGGCTTGTGCGGTACTGGAATTAAGCCACCAGATCTGATCGCCACCATCGCATGCAGCAGCTGCCACGACGAGATTGATCGCCGGACGCGCCTAGTAGATGCGGAATATGCAAAGGAGTGCGCGCTGGAAGGCATGGCCCGCACGCAGGTTATCTGGCTGAAAGAGGGGCTCGTAAAGGCATGAATCAATATCGCATCAGTCTCCCGTGGCCGCCGAGTAATAACCGCTACTACAGACATAATCGCGGGCGCACGCACATCAGCTCAGAAGGGCAGGCATACCTCGACAGTGTCGCCAGAATCATCAAAGACTCAATGCTGGATATCGGCCTGGCCACACCCGTAAAAATCCGTATCGAGTGTCACATGCCGGATCGCCGTCGCCGTGACCTGGATAATCTGCAAAAGGCTGCCTTCGACGCGCTGACGAAATCCGGGTTCTGGCTCGATGACCAGCAGGTCGATTATTACAGCGTGAAGAGAATGCCAATCGTCAAAGGCGGAAGGCTTGAGTTAACCATCACCGAGATGGAGTCGGTATGAAACCAGAAACGATCGATATATTACGCATGCGCTGGCAGCGCCTCCGTATCTACCGCCGCCCGGGCTCCGTGCTGGTGGATTACCGAATCCTTCGTAACTTCGTTCGCATCTATCACTCTACAGGAGCCGCATAATGAACAGTCAGCAACTGGAATACGTACGTCAGCAGCTCATTGTGGCGACCGCAGATCTGAGCGGGGCGACGAAAGGGCAACTGGTAGCTTTCGCAGAGAACGCGCAATTTACCGCCACGGCGCGCAGCCGGGGAAGGAAAAAGGTATTTAGCGAGATCAGGCAGAAGATGGTTAACCCGGACGGTCCGCCGATGAGCGGTAGTCAGTCACGCGCCAAAGGCTCATCCATCGCGCTGGTCAGCCCGGTAGAGTTTGGCACCGCATCATGGCGCCGCGCTGTCCTGTCACTGGAAGAGCATCAGAAAGCGTGGCTGCTTTGGAACTACAGCGAGAATATTCGTTTCGAGTACCAGGTGGCGATCACCCAGTGGGCGTGGGCTGAATTCATGGAACATCTCAGCACTAAAAAGATTGCGGGCAAGACGATGGAGCGCCTGAAGAAGCTTGTCTGGTTAGCGGCGCAGGACGTCAAAGCAGAGCTGGCGGGCAAGGATGTGTATCAGCACCAAGACCTGGCGGCTCTGTGCGGCGTTAAACCTGATAACTGGTGCCATAACTATGCCGACTACTGGCGGTCCATGTGTGCCATCTTTAAGCGTCTTGATGGCGATTCTCTTCTCTGCACTGTGAGAACACGATCACAACAAAAAGCTACTTTTTCGCAGCAGGGTATTGCAAAAGTCAATTAAATAGCATACATTTCATGTAAATCTGATATCGTCGCCATAGCTTCGACTGTCGACAAAGAATTAAGAGCCTCGCCATCGTGCGGGGCTTTTTATTTACCTGTAGCTCAGCGGACAGAGCATCTGCCTTCTAAGCAGTTGGTCGCTGGTTCGAATCCAGCCGGGTGAACAAAACCCCAGCCAGGGTATCTTCAGCCGCAGAGCTGACATTGCCACACCCTCACATTCCCGCCTTGAGCGGGTTTTTTATTTCAGGCCCCGGGAATCATCATCGACATGCCTCGTTGTTAAATCCAGCCCGAGGGCCTGACCCCTAACTACAAACAGCACCCCGTTCCTTCGGAGGTGATATGGCTAAACGTATGCAAGATAAAGAAAGCATTGCCGGGGTTTCATGGCTGATTGTCCTTGCTCTGTCATGCTGGGGCGGCCTGGTCCGATACCTGATTGACGTCAAGCAGAACAAAGCAACATGGAGCTGGATTAACGCGCTGGCGCAAATTGCAGTGTCCGGCTTTACCGGTCTTATTGGTGGATTGATCAGTGTTGAAAGTGGGCTGAGCCTTTACATGATTCTGGTTACGTCTGGCATCAGCGGGGCGATGGGCTCTGTAGCGCTGACGTACTTCTGGGAACGCCTGACGGGGATGAAGAATGCAAACCAGTGATAAAGGCATTGCTCTAATCAAAGAGTTCGAAGGCTGCAAACTTACCGCTTACCAGGACAGCGTCGGTGTGTGGACGATCGGCTATGGCTGGACTCAGCCTGTTGACGGCAAACCAATCCGCGCCGGGATGACCATTAAGCAGGAAACGGCAGAGCGCCTCCTGAAAACCGGACTGGTCAGTTATGAAAGCGACGTGTCACGCCTAGTTAAAGTCGCCCTGACTCAGGGGAAGTTCGATGCCCTGGTGTCGTTCACGTATAACCTCGGTGCCCGATCTCTCTCGACATCGACCCTGCTTCGCAAGCTCAATGCCGGTGATTACTCTGGTGCTGCCGACGAGTTCCTGCGCTGGAATAAAGCCGGTGGCAAAGTCCTGAACGGTCTTACCCGTCGACGTGAGGCGGAGCGCGCTCTGTTCCTGTCGTGATTAGTACGCTGGTTAAGCGTTACTGGTTGCAGCTGCTGGTGATTGCGGTAATCGGCGTACTGGCGTTCTTCGTTAACCGATACCGAGACAACGCCATCACCTACAAAGACCAGCGCGACAAAGCCATCGAGCAGCTCAGCCTGGCGAACGCCACCATTAAAGACATGCAGACCCGGCAGCGAGATGTTGCGGCGCTGGATGCAAAATACACGAAGGATTTAGCTGATGCGAAAAAGCAGCTTGATGATCTGCAGCGTTGCGTTAGCAATGGCAAGTGTGGGTTGCACGTCAACGCAAGATGTCCCGCGAACGGAACGACCAGCACCGGCGGCGTGGGCGATGCTTCCAGCCCCCGACTTACTGACTCCGCTGAACGGGATTATTTCACCCTCAGAGAGCGAATCGTCACAGTGACGAAGCAGGTCGGATACCTGCAGGACTACATCAGAGAGCAGTGCCTCAAATAACAGCCTCGCATCCGCGGGGCTTTTTTATGCGCATCGCAGCGCACTACCAACCGAGAGCCTATAGGAAGCGAGCCTGAGATAAATCGTTATCTCTCGGGGCGGCTTATCTATGCGAACAGGCTCGCAACTTATAGGTGAATTATGAAGAAGTTGATGACTGCTGCTTTTGTATTCGTTCTGGTCTGGGGGCTGTTTGGCCTGCTGGTCTACGCGACATTACAGGGCGACCATTCACTGATGAGCATCGTCGTGGCGGCATACTGGGCGATCATCGCTCTTGCCTGCTTCATCTCGCCACTGTTCCTTGTGGCTGTGTTCATGGCCGGGAAAGAGAGCGACCCCATGGAACGGGCCAAGATGCTTATCCCCCTGAAGGACTATTACAAACGCAAGGGCGCGATCAAGAGGTTCATTGGGCTTGTGACTATGGCGGCCATCTTCGTCATGCTGTCTTACTCAGGATGGGTTTTCACGTCACTGTTCTACATTCTCGCTTGCGGCTTTGTAACCCTGCTCAATTCGGTCGGCAGAGACAAATTCGAAGAACTGACAGGCCACATCGTTAAGTTGTAAGTCATTACAGAAGCTCTTCACTGAGGGGCTTCGATAATGATCTGTGTAACCCCGCAAGGATGGTGATCTCATCTTGCTGACGGGTAAGCCGTAAGTGGCTAAGCACTTCTGAGAAGCAGGGCAACAGCTGCGACAAGGCAAAGAGGTAATCATGTCAGACATCTATCAAATCACCCTAACCACCCAAACAGGCGAAACCTTCACGGGCAAGATGTCACGACGTCAGCCTGAGCTGGTTAACGGCTTTGTGCCGCTGGCGACGGAAACGGGCCAGTGGCTGTATTTCGCTCCTGCCGATGTAAAGCGAGTGGAGTTCACGCCAGTACCGGCAGAGGAAGAACCGGCAGAAACTGAGGAGTCCGCATCATGAAGAGCGCTTTTATCCCGGTAACGCTTAGCCTGGATGTTTCATCTGCTGGCGAAGAGGCTCAGGCCGTGGCCAGCGAGCTACTACGCCGCACTAATGGGCTTAGCCCGCGCATTTCTGAAGATGAGGCGCTTCGGATCCTACTGGTCGACGTGACCCGGGATTACCTGAAGGCCAAGAGCAAGGCAGATCAAACAACGGAGTAATCCATGGCTAACGATGACGAGCGCAGGCCATACCCGCCAGTTAACTTCATCGACTCCGAGAGCTGGCAGCCATACACCCGGCTCATTCCCGCCAATGAAGTGCATGAGTGGGTAAACCGCCAAATCCTCAGCGATACCGGCAGCATCCATAACCATGACCACGAACACCTGCTAGAGGCTGACCTCTGCTTCATGTGGGCGTCTGACTCATTCCCTAAGAAGGGGCGCTTAGTCCTCGGTCAGGCCGAACAGGTAATGCTCCGCGCCGGTGGTTGGCAGAAGGCCAGAATGGAACAGCAGATGCATGAATGGTTCGGGCGCATCCCGAAGTTCATCATCACGCTGGCAGCTGATTACTGCTCGCAGTGTAGTGACCTCGAGTTCTGCGCACTGGTAGAGCATGAGCTTTACCACATCGCACAGGCCACCGACGATTTCGGCGCGCCTAAGTTCAACAAAGAGACCGGGCAGCCAGTGCTTACACTGCGCGGCCACGACGTCGAAGAATTCACAGGTGTCGTACGTCGATACGGTGCCAGCAAAGAAGTACAGGAGCTCGTTGATGCGGCCAATGCGCCAGCAGAAGTGGCTCATATCGATATAGCCAGGTCATGCGGGACGTGCATGCTAAAGCTGGCGTAACGCTTTATTCAGATTGTCATGGAGGTAGCCTGTGGCAGCATTATCGACAGAGGTTAAAGCCTTCATCGTTCAATCACTCGCCTGCTACGAGACCCCAGTAAAAGTCATTGAGCTTGTAAAGGCTGAATACGGCATTGATGTCTCACGACAGCAGGTGTCGCAATATACGCCAGGCAACGCAATGGCGGCCAAGTTGAGCCAGAAGTGGATTGACCTTTTCAACGCCACCCGTAAACGATTCCAGAATGAGATCGCCGACATCCCGATCGCAAATAAAGCGTACCGTTTGCGCGTTCTCGACCGAATGGCGACCAATGCTGAAAAGATGAAGAACTACGGCATGACCTCGCAGCTTATCGAGCAGGCCGCCAAAGAAATGGGCGATGCCTACACCAATCGCCAGAAAGTCGAGCATACAAGCCCTGATGGCAGCATGACGCCGCAGCCAACAATCATCCAGCTACTGCCTGTTGAGCCAAAGCATGAGTAACGCCGTTCAATTGCCGATCCCCGCGAAGCTTGCGCCACTGTTCACCGCCGTGAATAAGCGTTACCGATGCTCGCACGGTGGACGTGGCAGCGCCAAGACGCGCACATTCGCCCTGATGACTGCCGTAAAGGCGTATCAGTCGATGATGAACGGTGAAAGCGGCGTAGTGCTCTGCGCGCGTGAGTTCATGAACTCGCTGGAAGAGTCGAGCATGCAGGAGGTGAAACAGGCGATCCTGTCTGTTCCCTGGCTGGCTACCAACTTTGATATCGGCGAAAAGTACATCCGCACCATCGACAAGAGCGTTAACTACGTATTCTGCGGCCTGCGGCATAACCTCGACAGCATCAAGTCGAAAGCGCGAATCCTGCTGTGCTGGGTTGATGAGGCTGAATCAGTCAGCGAAATAGCCTGGCAGAAGTTGAGCCCGACAGTCCGTGAAGAAGGATCAGAAATTTGGGTGACGTGGAACCCGGAGCGCGACGGTAGTGCAACGGATAAGCGTTTCCGCAAAGAAGCTGGTGACGACTGCATCACTGTTGAGATGAACTATACGGATAACCCGTGGTTCCCTGACGTGCTGGAAGGTGAGAGACAGAACGATCAGCGCCGCCTTGACACGGCAACATACGCGTGGGTGTGGGAAGGCGCTTACCTCGAAAACTCCGATAAGCAGGTGCTGGCCGGGAAATACCGGATTGCCGAGTTCTCGGACCAGTTATGGAAAGAAGCCGATCGCCTGTTCTTCGGTGCTGACTTCGGTTTCGCCAAAGACCCTAACACACTGGTGCGTTCGTTCATCCTGCATAACCGGCTGTACATCGAATACGAGGCATACGGTCAGCAAACAGAGCTCGACCACATGCCAGAGCTGTATGACACAATCCCCGGGTCGCGTGACTGGCCCATTAAGGCCGACTCGGCACGTCCTGAGACAATAAGCTATCTCAAGCGGCAGGGCTTCAATATCTCAGCCGCTGAGAAGTGGCAGGGAAGCGTTGAGGATGGGATAGCACACCTTCGCGGATTCGACGAAATCATTATCCATCCCCGCTGCAAGAACGTGGCGCGCGAGGCGCGCATGTGGTCGTACAAAACGGACCGCATAACCGGAGAGGTGTTACCGAAGCTCGCCGATGGTTACGAACACTGCTGGGACGGCATTCGCTACAGCCTCGACGGACACATTAAGCGCAAAGGTCAGATGGCCGGGATGATGATTCCGAAACGCCTTCGCTAACCAAACGGACAAACCATGACTGACAAATTAACTCTCGCCGTCAACCATGCGTTGAACGATGCGCGGATGGCGCGCGCCCGTATGGGGCTGATGGCACCGACGATGGGGCTGGACAATAAGCGCCATTCCGCATGGTGCGAGTATGGCTTCCCTGAACAAATAACCTACGACAATCTCTATTCACTGTACCGGCGCGGTGGTATCGCTCACGGTGCTGTAGAAAAGCTTGTTGGCAAGTGCTGGCAGACAAACCCGGAAATCATCGAGGGTGACGATGCTGACGAGAGCGAAGATGAAACAGCCTGGGAAAAGAAGTCTAAACAGGTATTCACCTCCAGGTTGTGGCGCTCGTTTGCGGATGCAGACCGCCGTCGCCTTGTTGGACGTTATGCTGGCATCCTGCTGCACATCCGCGACGATAAAGACTGGAACCTGCCTGTAACCAAGGGCCGCGGGCTGCAAAAGGTTTCTGTAGCCTGGGCTGGTTCGCTGACTGTAGGTGCATGGGATACCGGTCTGAACTCGAAGACGTACGGTCAGCCGAAGATGTGGCAATACACCGAGCGGCTGCCGAACGGTTCAAGCCGCAGGGTTAACATCCACCCTGATCGCGTGTTTATCCTGGGCGATTACTCAGATGATGCGATTGGCTTCCTGGAGCCAGCCTATAACGCCTTTGTGAGCCTCGAGAAGGTAGAAGGCGGGTCTGGAGAATCCTTCCTGAAGAACGCGGCTCGTCAGCAGAACATCAACTTCGATAAAGAGGTGGATTTCAGCAATCTGGCTTCCATGTACGGGGTTTCGGTGGATGAACTGCAGGAACGCTATAACGAGGCCGCCAGAGAGCTTAACCGCGGCAATGACACTCTGCTGATTACTCAGGGTGCCAGCGTTACATCACTGGTTTCTCCGGTGTCTGACCCTTCGCCTACATACGACGTTAACCTGCAGACTGCCGCTGCTGGGGTAGATATCCCGACACGAATTTTGGTAGGCAACCAGCAGGCAGAACGGTCCAGTACCGAAGACCAGAAGTACTTCAATGGCCGCTGTCAGTCACGCCGGGTAGACCTCGCTTTCGAGATAGAGGACTTCTGCGACAAGCTTATTGATCTCCAGATCGTCGACTCGATAACCCAGAAGACAGTTATCTGGGATGACCTCAACGAACAGACCGGTGCAGAAAAGCTGATCAACGCCAAAACCATGGGCGAGATTAACCAGAGCATGCAGGGCAGCGGAGAAAACCCGGCATTCAGTCGCGCAGAGATTCGTACGGCCGCCGGCTACGAAAACACTGACAAAAGGCCGTTAGGAGAAGAGGATGGTGACGAAGAAGAAGACGAAGCCGCCAATTCTACCGAGTAATTACGAAGATCCAACGGGAGCCGATGCACTCGAACGCCGGGCTATGAAAGACTTCGCAAGGCGGATGAATAAGATTGGCAAAGCGTACAAATCAGCACTCGACAAAATACCTTCCTCCCTCGCAGTAAACGCCCGATACGAATATCAGTTAAACCCTACGCTGCTCACCATCATCCTGAACGATGCCAGTTACCTGGTGGATCAGGTTCTGATGGAGGGTAACGAGTACGACCTGTGGTTTTACGAGTACATCGACCTGGCATCAGAGAAAGGTACCGGCCAGTCGTTTTACAACCTCAGTCAGCAGTCTCCGGTTTATGCCGCCGGACGCGAATCTCTCGCCTCAATCCTTGCAAGTGACCCATATCAGCAACGAATGGCGCTGGTTCACGCTCGCGTATTTGAGGAGATGAAAGGGCTCAGCGCTGAGGTGAAGCGAGACATGGCGCGAGTGCTGACTGATGGCGTGGGGCGAGGCCTTAACCCGCTGGAGATATCCAGGAACCTTACCGAGCAGACCGGCATTGAGAAGCGCAGGGCTAACCGGATAGCACGTACTGAGGTTACTACGGCGCTGCGACGGGCGAAGTGGGATGAAGATCAGGAGGCTAATGACCTTTACGGACTGAAAACGCTACTGGTTCATATATCCGCACTTTCACCGACTACCCGCCATACACATGCGGTGCGTCATGCTCACCTCTATACCAACGAAGAGGTGAGGGACTGGTACAGCAAGGATGGCAACTCCATCAACTGCAAATGCAGCCAGCAGTCGGTGCTGGTCGACGACGAAGGAAGGCCGGAGTACCCGGACACCATCACCAAACTCAAACAGGAATACAAAACGATGCAGGCGCGCGGTTACGCCTGGGCGGAGAAATAACCCATGAAATTGCAGGTAAACCACGAAGCCAGGCGACCACTGCCAGCAACCAAACATGCCGACCATATTCAGGTAAACATCACCACGAAGGTGAACAGCCAGTCTATCCGGCGTGAAACGCACAATGGCCGTGAGCATCTGGTGCTTCCGAGCTACACGCTGCCGGCCAACGTAGTCATGAATGGTGGCCTGTACACGGCGGAGGAAATCGACGCCCACTATCAGGGGCTGGAAGGCACCCTGGCGCCGCTGGGGCACCCACAGGTTAACGGTGAATTCGTTTCTGCGTTCTCACCGGAGGGCTTGAACGTTGGCTATGTAGGTGCGTGGAACCGAAACGTTAAGAAGTCCGGAAATCGTATCTACGTCGAGAAATGGGTGGATGTTGCCCGGGCGGAAGAGTCGGAAGGCGGTCGCGAGCTACTTGAGCGTGTAGCAGCTATCGAGCGTGGTGATGACGTTCCACCGATTCATACCAGTGTCGCGGCATTCCTCGACCAGCTTGAGCCTAACGAACAGCAGCGAGCTACCGGTGCCGGATGGGTGGCGAAGATCCACAGTATGGATCATGACGCAATTCTGCTGCATGAAGTGGGCGCAGCGACGCCGGAGCAGGGAGTGGGCCTGATGGTCAACGCTGACCTCGCGCAGCCGCTGAGGGCCAATTCAGGCGCATTGGTGGGTGAATCCTACAGAGAGCGTGAGCAGCGCCTCGACCGGGCAGCCAAAGCTAAGTTTGCGTCCGGGCCAGATGAATACGCTTGGGTAGCTGACTTCACTGACTCTCAGGCTGTGATCATCCGTAACGGCGGAAATGCAGAGGTGTTTGGTTACAAGTCGGAAGGAGGTGCGATCACCTTCGACGATACCGGTACGGCAGTGGCGCGGCAGGAGTCATGGGTGACTGTTGTCGCCAACAAATTCAAATCTCTTTTCACACCGCAGGAACAGCCTGCACCAAACCACAAAACGGAGGGCGACATGCCTTTAACCAAAGAAGAACTGGAACAAATTGGCAGCATGATCGGCCAGGCTGTTGCGACCAATACCGAAGCGGCTATTAAGCCTCTTGCAGAAAAGGTTGATGCTCTGCAGGCCAATCAGCAGCAACTCGCTGAAACCCTTACTGCCAATTCCCGCGCCGAAGAGAAGGCGAAGCGTGAAGCGGTAGCGGCTAAACACGGTGATGTCGTTGCCAACGCGCTATCAGGCGATGCTCTGGACGCGATGTTTAAGTCGCTGGGCGAAGCAGCACCGCTGGGCACCAACAACGCACAGCAGTCGAAAGAAACCGGCGCACCTGCCGCAGAAGAACACTTCAAATAAGGAGCCGGACTAATGGCACGTTATCGTCGCGTTAATATCGACGGTCAGTCTCTGTACAAGACCGAAACCCGTCTTACGGCCGCCGCGCTGCTTCCTGGCACCGCCGCAACCATCAACTCATCCGGTAAGTTTGCTCAGGCAACTGCGCTAACTGGACGCCTGTACATCATCGATGTCGGTTACCACCAGGGCCTGACTATTACTGAAGCGATCCCATCCGGTGATTCTGCTGTCGGCAACTATGTCGAAGAAGGTCGTGAGCTGGCCCTGCTCTGCCTGCCTGGTGCGTACAAGAAAGACAGCCCAATCAAGCTGGGCACTGCGGGTCAGTTTACCCTGGCAACATCCGACACTGATTCTGTGATCGGCTACAGCCAGGATGAACACACCATCGCTGCCAGCACCACCGATTATATTCGCGTGCGTATGCGCGTTGGCACCGTCGCCGCCGCTAGCGCTTAACAAAAGGAACAACGCACATGTATTTCTCTAAAGACACTCTGGCGGCAAACTCCCGCCTCGGCGGCCACTGGAATGAGCTGTGGGCCAACCGCAACATGTGGAACCTCCAGAACGATTCCATCATTGCTGCTAACCGCGCAATCATGACTCCGGACATGCTGGCCTGTAACGCAGTGGGTGGTTTCACCCGTGATTTCTGGGCTGAGATTGACCGCCAGGTGCTGCAGCTGCGTGACCAGGAAATCGGCATGGAGATCGTGAACGATCTGATCGGCGTTCAGACTGTTTTGCCGGTCGGTAAAACCGCCAAGCTGTACAATGTGATTGGCGATATCGCTGATGACGTGTCAGTTAGCATCGATGGTCAGGCGCCGTTCTCCTTCGACCACACTGACTACGCGAGCGACGGCGACCCGATTCCAGTGTTCACTGCTGGCTACGGCGTTAACTGGCGTCATGCTGCTGGCCTTAACTCTGTAGGCATTGATCTGGTGCTGGATTCGCAGATGGCGAAGATGCGCAAGTTCAACCAGAAGCGCGTCAACTACTACCTCAACGGCGATTCAAAAATTCAGGTTCAGTCCTACCCGGCGCAGGGCATTAAGAACCACCGAAACACCAAGAAGATCAACCTCGGTTCCGGTGCTGGTGGCGCGAATATCGACCTTACCACCGCTGACATGACCGCGCTCTTTGCGTTCTTCGGTAAAGGCGCATTCGGTACCACCGCACGCACGAACAAAGTCGCCGCATACGATGTGATGTGGGTTTCCCCGGAAATCTGGGCAAACCTGGCGCAGCCGTACGTGGTGAATGGCGTTGTAAGCGGCACTGTATTGCAGGCGGTTCTGCCGTTCGCGCCGGTGAAAGAAATCCGCATGAGCTTCGCGCTGACCGGTAACGAGTTTATCGCGTATGTTCGTCGCCGTGACGTGATCTCCCCACTGGTGGGTATGGCTGTAGGCGTTGTTCCGCTGCCGCGGCCACTGCCTAACGTTAACTACAACTTCCAGATTATGTCTGCTGAAGGTCTGCAAATAACCGCAGACGATCAGGGCCTGTCTGGCGTTGTCTACGGCGCTAATCTGGCGTAAGGAAACAGCATGGCTAAATACGAAGTTGTGCGCCCATGGTTCGGCGTGAAGGTTGGTGACGTGGTGGAGTTGAAAGAGCTTCACCCAGCGCTGAAGTCTAACGTCCGGCTGATGAAAGGCGAGGCTGGTGGTGAGCTGAAACCTGCGACACCTGATGCCGGTACCAGTGAGAAATCTCGCAAAGAGATTATTCAGAACCGCCTGACTGAACTGGGCATTGAGTTCAAAGGCACTCTGGGCGCTGAAAAGCTCAGTGAGCTGTTGCCGGATGGTGAACTCGAAAAGCTTTTCCCTGCTGAATAACAGCCGCCGCTAAGGCGGTTTTTTTATGCCCCGCTCCGGCGGGGTATTTCACGGAGTCGATAATGGTAACTCTCGAACAGGCGAAGGAGTATCTGGAGAGCCAGGGAATTACCATTCCCGATTTTGTTCTTCAGGCTCTCGTCGACCAGGCCAACAGCATACAGGAGTGTCTCGATGCACATTATCCTGCATCGACCTCGCTGTTGATTCAGCTCTATCTGCTGGCGCTTATGGGGCTGGGGCAGGGTGATAAGTACATCTCCAGCCAGACGGCTCCAAGCGGGGCGTCGCGCTCTTTCCGGTACCAGTCGTTCACCGACCGCTGGAAGGCCTCGGTTAACCTGTTGCGCGGGCTGGATAAATACGGTTGTGCAACCTACCTTATTCCTGCCGATCCTACCGCCACTCCGGCATTCGCTGGTATCTGGATCGGTAAGGGCGGCTGCATGTGCGGGGGTAAGTGATGAAGTACAAATCAGTAACTGAAGGCAAGCCGAAGCCGCTCACCCGCGTATGGGTCGAAACCGACACCGGTCGGGAGACTACCGGCTACGTAAAATCGGACGGCGAGTGGCTCATTAACTGCCCGCGCATCCGGGCGACAGGCGCGAAGGTGCTGCGCTGGAAGGAGTGAGAGTTGGTGTATAAAAAGCCAGCAAATGGTAAAATTAACGAGCCGGGGAATGCGTCAACATTGCCACCGGCTCTAACCATCATTACCTATTGCGGAGGTATCTCATGGCTCATCAAATCTTAAGCCATCAGCACCATAATGCGCCATCTTATAATGGTGTTGCAGGGGTATATCAGATTACCAACACCATTACTGGTGAGGCGTATATCGGCTCCACGGTTAACATTTCAGGGCGGTGGGCGAGTCATCGCTATAAGCTGCGGAAAGGCACGCATGGTAACAGAAACCTTCAGGAGTCATGGAATAAACATGGCAAAGGTGTCTTTGATTTCTCCGTTCTGGAAGTAGTGAGTAATAAGTCCGAGCTTATTGCCGCCGAGCAGCGATTCTTTCGCGAATTAAACCCGACTTTCAATATCGCGCCAAACGCTGGGAGCTGTCTCGGAGTTATTCACACCGAAGAATCAAAGGCGAATATGGCGGAAAGTCGACGCGGAGATAAAAACTGCTGGTTCGGCAAAGTGCCGGCCTGCGCAGGTATGAGCAGCCTGCCTGAAGTCAAAGCTAAAATATCAGCCAAGAATTCATGCTCTGGTAACCCAATGTTCGGTGTTACCCCGGCACACGCCAAGTTTACCGATGAGCAGGTGCGCCAAATTCGTCGCGCCATTTCAGATGGTGATTCTCTTACCACTATCGCCAAAAGATATGGCGTCTCAAAGGCTAACATTGCTCATATAAGACAGGGTCGATCATATGCGAGGGTAGTCTAATGTCGGCAACAGCTTCGTGGTCATACACAGCCACGGCGACCATCTGGCGAAAGCTGGAAGGCAATGACGAATACGGAGACCCGCTGGGCTATGCCGAACCTGAGCAAATCCTCTGTGACTACGAGGGCGGCCTCAGCAAGAAGTTAGCCAGCCTAGGCGCTGAAATCGTCGTGAAGAACACCGTCTGGACGGAGTTCGCGCTGGCGGACGCTGGGGATTATCTGCTGATTGGCTTATCTATCGAGCCTGACCCGGTTGTTGCCGGTGCTGACGAGGTGCGGCAGGTTATCCGCTACGCCGATACGTTCGAGCGCCTGGCTGATGATTATGCCATACTTACCGGTATTTAGCTGATTTGAGGTGCTTATGTGTCTGAAAGATGGTGACTTGGTTTTTGATTCGGAATTGAACCGCTTCGACCTGAAATATAATGAGCTTACTCATACACCTTCACCAGTAATTGCTCATACAGAAAAGCCGATAGGGATTTACAGGATTATTTTTAAGAACGGCATTCCGATAGATTCCTGGATTCAGCCAATTCAAAACTGAGGTCGCTCCGGCGGCCTTTTTTATTGCCTGGAGAAAGCCATGGGCATCAACGTGAAGGGCATCAGCCAGGCGAAGAAGCACCTGAACGATGTCATCAACGACGTAAAGGGGCGCAAGGTAATCCGAGCGCTGCAGTCCGCGATGATTCTTATCGGTGCCCGGGCCGCTTATTACACCCCGATCGACACCTCAACGCTGATTAACAGCCAGTTTCGGGAGATCGACGCTGGCGGCGTGCTCATTACCGGGCGCATCGGTTACTCAGCCAACTATGCCGCGTACGTGCATGAAGCATCTGGCAAGCTCAAAGGTCAGCCCCGCGCGCACTTCGGCGTGACCAGTAACCGGTCTGAGTTCGGCCCGCAGAAACCGAAAGAGTTCGGTGGTGGCACCGGAAAGGGCAACTATTGGGACCCGCATGGCGAACCGCAATTCCTGACCAAAGGCGCGAATGACGAGCGCGATAACGTTGATGCTGTGATGCGCAAGGAGCTATCACTATGACACCCATGATGCACGAGCGGGTGCGCAACATGTTCGGCGACGCCGGGCTAACTACCGGTTTCACGGTGCAACAGCTGATGTACGACGACCCTGGCGACCTGTCGAAGGCGGTCATGGTATTCAGGCCAAACGGCGGGTCAAATATCCGCACCGATCTCGGGTCCGAATACCACGTCCTTGTCGATGTCGTAGGTGCGAAAGATAAGCGCAAAGACGCGCTCAATGCCGTGCAGCGCATCGTCGATTACGTCCAGGCCAACCCCATGGCTGACGAGTGTGTCGGCTACATCCAGAGCATGGGCGCAATACCAGCGCCGGTGCTCACAGAAGAAGGGCGAATAGTCTTCCGACTCCAATTCGCCTGCACTTACGGCGAATAGCCATTCCAACCAAATGACCCGCTCCGGCGGGTTTTCTTTTATGAAAGAGAGGAGTTTCACATGGCTGACTGCCCTAACTCGAACGAGCGCCTTTTCGGCGGTGCGATCGTGCTGGAGGTCGCTGACGGCTGTCCTGATGTAAAACCTGAAGAATCTGAGTGGAAATCTCTGGCTGCGGGCACATCAAAGGGCTTCGACTTCAACCCAAACTCGGTTACATCTGATGCAGATGACGGCGGCGGCTATGTCGAAACCATCATCACCAACAGCGATTTCACGATTAGTTTCGAAGGTGAGGTCCGTAAAAAGGACAAACTTGACCAGTACGGGATCGGCAAGTTCATCACGTATTTTGCTGCACAGCTTAAGGCTAAAAAGCAGCCCGGCATTTGGGTGCGGATGGATTACGGTCCGGTTGAGTTTGTCGGCTACATGACCGTTAACGCTCTGAGTTCTGATGGTGGCACCAACGATATCGTGACCTTCTCTACCGAGTTCAAAGTCGGTGACGCGAGCACTATCGAAGTTAACGAGCTGACTGCTGTAGAGGTGACTGGCGTAACGGTAACCCCGGCAACCAGCACTGGCGCGGCGGGTGGTACCAGTACCTTCACGGTGAATATCGCACCAACCGGCGCAACCAACAAAGACTTCACCGTTGCGTCAACCGATCCAACCAAAGCAACAGCTACCGTATCCGGCACCACTGTCACGGTGAACCGCGTCGCCTCCGGCAGCGCGCAGATCATCATCAATACCGAAGACGGCAACTTTGTGGCCGTGCATACGGTTACCGTTACCTAACGGACATTCCAAAGGGCGGCGTGCTGCCCTTGACAATGACCGTTTACTGGAAGGCTTATGACCGCTTTAACTGATATTGGCGAATTATCCGTCAGCGACAGTCTTTCCGGCGGGAAAGATTACCTGCTACGACCTTCATTCGAGGCGATGACGAGGGTCGGCACTCCGGAAGAGATAGTGCAGGCGTACGCCACCATCCACGGCAATGACGTTGCTCATCTCATTGAGGTGTGCGCTGGCACGATAGGGCGTTTTCCTGATTGGCTATCACCTTCATTCAATCGCGTAGCGGAGAAGCTGCTATCAACGTGCATGCTGGTGCTGCAGGCATGCTGTGAAGACGACCTGACGCCAATGATCGGTGAGTGGAAGGGCTGGCGGCACTGTGTCGTCTATCGCCCAGGGCAGATGCCGAAGAACGACATCATCGTAGTGGCGCAGCACCTAATGCAGCACGGTGTCGTCGGAAAGGCAAAGGTTCGCCAACTGCAGCGCCACGAAACAGGTGAGCGCACTACGGAGTTTAAAGCATTCGACTACATCAGCGCAGCGCGCAGCCACTTTGGCATGAACCGCGCTGAAGCCTCTCAGTTAACGATGACTGAGTTCCAGATGCTACTGGCGGCGAAATATCCGGACCAGAAAGGCTTCACTCGCGATGAGTACGACAGCATTGCTGAAGATTATCTGAAGAAACAAGCCGCGCGTCGTGCGAAGGCAGGAAAATAACCGGAGATTGAAATGGCAGGTGAGAAAGACGCCGGTAGCATCGTCTATACAGTAAGCGCTGATATAGCCCCATTACTTCAGGCTGGCCGACAAGCCATTGAGTCACTTGACGGAATGGGTGATGGCGCAGGTAAAGCCGCCGATAACATTTCCGGGCTTGAAAAATCTGCTGATAAATCTGGCAAGTCGATCGCAAGGGCTGCGGATGACGCGAGCAATGCAGCCAAAATCATGGAACGGCTTGGTAACGAAATAGCAGTTCTTGAAGAGGCAAATAAAAATGGTGCCCGCAGCGCTGCCGCCCTCGCAGCTCAAATTGCAGCGTCAGGTGATGCGTCAGAGACGCAGAGCAGGGAGATTGGAAACCTTGCGGTAAAGCTTTTTGACGTAAAGCAGGCTGCGATCGATGCAGCAAAGGCGAATAGTGATAGTACCGCTGCTTTCAGAGCATCAGAATCGGCGATCTCATCCCTTGAAGGTGAGTTGTCTGTCCTTAATGCTGAGATGATTGAGGGATCTCGCAGCGCCGCTATTCTGTCTGCTCAAATGAAAGCGGGGAATGGGGCAACTGACGAGCAAAAGGCGCGTATATCTCAGCTTGCCGGCCAGCTCTATGACCTCAAATCTGCTCAAAATGCGTCAGCAAAAGCATCGTCTGAAGCAGCCAAGCAGGCGGCGCAGCAGGCCAATGACGCGGCAAGATTGCGCTCAATTTCTCTGAGCCTTACACAGCAGATCGCTGTTCTCAATGAAGAGCAGAAGAATGGCGCGAGAAGTGCAGCAATGCTTTCGGCCAGGCTCCATGCTGGTTCATCTGCTACTGCGGCTCAAAGAAAAGAAATTGGCGAGCTTGCCGGGAAATTATACGACCTCAAGCAAGCGCAAAATCAGGCAGCAAAATCTTCTGTTGGGTTAAAGACAGGGCTGTCTGCAATAGCTTCCGCGATCGCCGTATCTCAGGTAGTTGATTATGGTAAGCGCTTCCTTGAAGCGGCTGACGCCATGTCTCAAATGCAGGCAAGGATCGAGAGGTTAACTGGCAGCGCCGCGGCCGCCACTCAGACAATGCAGGGTTTGATGCGCATAAGTTCGGCAACGGGCGGCTCACTGCAGGACACCGCGAAGCTGTGGGAAACCCTCAGCACAGCGTTGCGCGATACCGGAGCGACGAACGGTCAGATTATTCAGCTCACCGAGACACTTCAGAAAATCGGGCGCATCGGCGGATCTTCAACCGAGGAAATGGCTAATGCTCTTCGTCAGTTCGGCCAGTCGATATCCTCGGGTACTATCCGGGCTGAGGAATTCAATTCCATCCTTGAACAAATGCCTGAGCTGGCGCGTCAGATTGCCGCGGGGATGGGCGTAAGTGTTGGAGAGCTTCGCCAGCTGATGCTAGACGGGAAACTGACTGCTGAAGACGCACTGAACGCCATCCAGAAACAAACCGGCTCAGTAAATGCAGAGTTCGAAAAACTTCCTCGTACTCTGGCTCAAGCCAATAACGCACTGACCAACTCATTCCTTTCGATGATTGACTCTGTTAACCAGGCGACTGGCGCAAGCTCAGGAATGGTAACGGTAATTGACTCGTTAACTGCAGCGTTAGATAGATTGGCAGGTAAAGCTATTTCCGCAGATGCTCAGATATCAGATCTTAACAGCACGGCTGAAATGTTCACGCGCCGAGCCCGCACCTGGTCATGGCTTGGTCTTGATGGTTGGGAGGCGCAAAACAAAGCATTGGCTGGCTTGAGTAACAAAGCCGCTATGCTGGTTGGTGATCTGGCTGCTGTTTCCAAGGCATCCAAGACCGCGTCCAACACAAAGCCGCTCGAAATTAAAACCACCGGAACCACTTCCGGGAGTAAGGCTAAAGGCGGGAAGTCTGCAGCACAGAAAGAGGCTGAGCAGTACGCGAAAGCGCAGGAGTCCGTTAACCAAAAACTGGATGAGCTGAAGCAGAAAGCAGAACTGTCAGCTGGCAGTGTCGGTGAGCTATCACGCGCTCAGGCCATTCTGAACGCGCAACAATCACTCGGTAATACCGCCACCCAAGAGCAACTCATGCTGGCCGGGAAGCTGGCAGGTAAAGCCTGGGACAATGCAAACGCATTACGCGAGCAGGCCAAAGCAGAACGAGAGCGAACTGAAGCTGCCAATAAATTCAGCTCCATCCAGGGTAAGACCAGCAAAACAGCCGGTATTGATAGCCAGTACCAGAAAGATATCGCTGATATCCAACAATATGCCCAACTCTACCCGCAGAAGATCGGAGAGGCTGAGGCTGCGCGCGCTGCTATCGAACAGCAATACCGGGATCAGCGTAACGCGGCGATGTGGGAAGAATGGGCTCAGCAGAACGCGGCCACACAGGCAGCGGCTGCGGCTTTCGATTCACTCGGTTCAGTTGCCAGTAACGCGCTGACAGGAATCATCACAGGCAGCATGTCTGCCAGTGATGCAATGCGCAGTATTGGCATGACGGTCCTGAATAGCGTCATTAACTCGTTCGTCCAGATGGGTATCGAGTGGGTTAAGTCAGCCATCATGGGGCAGGCGGCACAAACGGCGGCTATCGGCACGGTGACGGCTGTGCAGACGGCAGCAGTGGCCACGCAGACGGCGACCAGCACAGCAGCGGCAGCGACAACCGCTGCGGCGTGGACTCCTGCGGCTATCTTGTCCTCCATTGCCTCAATGGGTACGGCGGCGGCTATCGGTCTCGGCGCGGTGGCTGGCGTTATTGGCGCAAACTTGCTTGGAAAACGCAAGAATGGCGGCACGGTTAGTGCTGGCGGGATGTATCAGGTCGGAGAAGGCGGCATGCCGGAGATTTACCAGGCCAGCACCGGTAAGCAGTACATGATACCGGGTGACAACGGCAGGGGGATCAGCAACAAGGAAATGACTGCGGGTGGCGGTGGCGGGGTGGTAATCAACATCCAGAACTACACGTCATCCTCTGTCGATGCTCAGGCCGGTACGGATGGCAATGGCGGCGTGACAGTGGATGTAATCGTCGCTGACCTGAACAACGGCGGACCAATCAGTAACGCCATAACCAGCAACATGAACGTTAAACGCACGCCAAGGGGGCAGGGCTGATGCCAATTATCGACTATCCCGACTGGCTGCCACTGGCGCAGAAAGCCAGCAAAAACATGACGCTCGATACAGGATTCCAGACCGATCAGCCTGCGGTAGGCCCGGCTATCTTTCAGAACCAGACCGATGACCTGAAAGTGACGTGGTCACTGACGTGGATCTTTACGTCGGCAGAGGAGCGCGCATTCCAGCAGTGGCTGCTCAGCCCTAACTACCTAAACCGTGGGCTAAATTGGTTCCGTATGAAGGTGAATCTCGGTGGCAGTGGGGTACAGCAGCAGGAACTCCACTTCACGCAGATGCCTGTTCAGACAAACATCACAAACGGCGTTGTTACATGGAATGGGACGGTTATAGCTAACCACCTCTACAACGCCGACGACGAGTTCGACGACATCATTGTTGAGCTTCCGCCGCCGTGGGATTCGTGGCTGGACATCGTGGTTACGGGTTATCCAGACGGGCGCGACCCGGAATCTTTACCGAGAGTGCCGTAATGCCTACCTTCAGAGCTTATAAGCAGCAACGCCCGACGCGAGGGCTGTACGACACCATCACGTTCTACCATCCATCCTTTGGCTACGTCCGCCTGGTCGACAAGCAGTTCTTCCCGAAGACGCTCGGCGGCCAGACGTATACGCCAGCGCGCTTTGAAATCGAAGAGAGCCAGCAGAGTGGCACGCCGGTGATAGACGCGACGGTCAAGTTAGGGCGCCTGTCGTCTGATATTAAAACTCTGATGAAGCAGTGGAAGGGGGCGTCGCGACTGACGGCCATCACTGCAACCCGGAAAATATTCGACAGTGGAGACATGTCAGTGCCGATTAAGTCGTGGCAGTTATACGTCAAAACGGTCGATATTGACGCCGATGCCGCTTCAGTAACGCTTTCTGTCACTAACCCGCTGAACAACAACATAGGCCGACTTTATGATCCGCAAGAATACACCGGGCTGCAGTACCTCTGATTTCATCAGCAAGGTGATCGGCGTGCCGTGGGCTAACCGGGCTTGCTCGTTCGATAGGGTGGATTGCTGGGGTTTGGTAGTGCTGTATTACCGTCACGTTATCGGCATTGAGTTGCACCAGACGCCGGACTACGAAGCTGGAGCTGACTTCTTCACCTGCTATCAGGGCGACGTCGTTTTCTGGCGCCAGGTCGATAAACCAGTTGAAGGCGGGATATTCGTCGGGTACCGCGGCGCGCAACCGGCGCACGTGGGTCTGGTGCTTAACCGGCAGGCGCTGCACTCGAGGGGCGAGAACGGCAGCGTGCGCATTGACTCGTTACTGGTTATTCAGCGGGCTTTCACTAAAGTGGAGTATTTTTCTTATGGCGCTGGTTGAGATATCGAATTTTCCAGGAACGCCTAAGCTGCGTTGCAGGGTGCCAAACGGCACCCTTTTTTATGACTGGCTGTCGGCCAATGATGGAACCTTTCACCGTGATCTGCTGATCGTCCGTAACGGCGTGAGGTTAAATGATGATGATGAACTGGCGTTTGAACTGAGCGAACTGGACACTATCCAGATTTTCGACCAGCCAAAGGGCATCATTAGCGACATTCTCAGCCCAATCTTCAAAGTTGTTGGTGCTGTGTTTTCATTCCTTGCCCCGAAGCCAGCAATAGCCAATAACGGTGGAAACACTGTCGATTCTCCGAACAACAGTCTGACCGGGCAAACGAATACCGCAAGGGTATACAAAGCGAAGCCTGATATTTACGGACAGGTCAGATCGTTTCCCGACTTGATTCAGGAATCGATGTTTGAATATGTGCGGCAGAGTGAGAACGACGGCGGCCTGAAATACGTCACTGAGTGGATGTGTATCGGTATCGGTAAGTATGACTATGAATCTGTTCGTTACTCAGAATCGAGTCTCGGATCGATGGCCGGTGCTGAGTATCAGTTTTATCAGCCTGGTGAGGTAATACCGACTATTAACGAGGGATATTCGTTCGATGACGTCGACGGGCAGGAGATGCCAGGGCCAAACGAAAGCGACAATTTCCCGGTAGAATCGGCAACTGCCAATACCGTGGTAAGTGGTGAGTATGCTGGCGGTCAGATAGCGATGAAAATCGTCAAGCAGGCTGAGTTCGACTACTTCATGGGGCTCGTGCTACCACACTCCGTCACATTCACCATTAACGTCACCTACAACACGACATCAGGCAGCGTTACTGAAGATGTACTTTTTTCAGGCACGCTGATTTCTGCGGTGCAGAGTGATGATGGTGCCGTTATAGACCCTGTTCAGTGGTACACGTTCACCATGACAGATTTGCAGGGTCCGCCTACCGTTCCATCTACAGCCACTATTAACACGACGAAATTCATTCTAAACGATAATGAGGCGCTTGTTGTGGGGCCTTTCTTCTCGCCGGTTGAGTCAACAGAACTATGGCTGCATACACAGTCATCACTGGGTGGCGGTAACTGGACTGACTGGACGGTGACAATCTGGAAAATCGATGACGATTACAACCAGATCCCAGGAACACAACAGACCTTCACCTATCATCAGGGAACGCCTCATAAGTCGACCAGCGAAGTGTTTTATCGCACTGATAAAATAATTCCAGCAGGAGGGTTTGGTAAATATGCCATCAATTTCCAGCGGACAAACAACTCCAATGATGCCTCCATTCTTAAGGTTGAGGAAATACACGCTGTCAATATCCGAAGCAACGTAGTTCATCCGACTGATACGTTGGTTCGCGTCAAGGTGAGAGCAACAGAGAACGCACTGGGAAGCCGTGACAGAAAATATAACGCTCTGGTGACTCGTCAGACCATCAGTTACGATCTGATGACACAGACCGTCGATTACACATTGCGTCCATCGCGTTCCTTTGCTGACGCGGTTGCACATACCTGGCTTGTGATGGGCGGGCAGCCAGAAAGCAGCGTTGATCTGTACGGGTTGTACTCTATAGCTGAGAGCCTGACTGATGAGCGTCTTGGTTACTTCGACTATACGTTTGACGATGAAAACGACTCGCTTGGCGACCGCGTGCAGGCGATCTGCAATGCGGCGTCTGTCATGGCGTACTGGGATGACGGCGTACTGACGTTCACCCGCGATCAGAAAGTCGATTTCCCGGCGGCAGTGTTCAACCGTGCCAACATGAAGACGGATGAGTATAAAATGACATATGAGGCCACGCTGCCTGGCGGTTACGATGGCGTTCAGGTCTCCTACGTTCACCCGACAACGAATAACAAGACGTACATCAACTACCGCGTGCTGAACGGAGTTATCGTCGAGCAGGAGGCTGAGAACCCGAACAAGCTTGAGATAGTTGGATTCCGTAACGAGTACCAGGCTCGGGAGAGAGCGCTGCGCGAAACAAAACGTCTTATCTACTCCAGGGTGAAGATGAACGCCAAAGTGTTTGAGGACGGGATTATCCAGGTTGGAAGCGTCATTCAGATGCCAGACATTTATGACAGCAACCAGCAGCAGGGTTATATCACCGGGCGTTCAGGTAATGATTTCGATACCAGCGAGCCGATCATGTTTACCGGATCGATGTATGTGCTGGTCACCGACAGCCTGGGTAATCCGACGCTGCGCTATCCGGCCACGGCCCGAACCGACACAAAATACGGCTTCACTGCGGCAATTCCAAATATTCAGCTCAACATCTGGAACGGAGACACTGTGCAACTCCCGTCGCGCTATCTCATAGCGACAGTGGAAGAGCTGGACAGCCAACTATGGACGGTCAACAGCATCAAACCAAATTCAGATAATACGGTATCTCTTACCGTCGCAGAGTACAGCGACGCCATCTACCAATGAGAACCTTCACCGACCAACAAGACCCGGCCACTGCGCCGGGTTTTTTAATGGGAAAATTATGAGCACTACACCTACTAACCAGCCAGTACCTAGTGAAAAGCCGCAAGATCTGAAATTTAACGCGGGGAAGATTGATGAGTTCGTTACATCAAAAAAACACGTTTATGTTGACAGGTTTGGCAATGAGCATCGTACAATTGAAGGTATAAATTATGATGCTAATCAGGCAATTCTAAATTATGGCTATATCACGAAGGATTCTTTTGAAGATGGCAGCACCATTAGCCTTGCTAGCGAGTGCTTGCGCTGGAAGAGCAACGGGGAATATTACAGATGGGATGGAACGCTCCCCAAAGTAGTTCCTCCAGGATCAACACCTGATACAACTGGGGGTATTGGTTCTGGAAAATGGGTTGGCGTAGGTGACGCTTCCCTTAGGTCAGATCTCTCCAAAGATACTGGAGCCGGGTTGGTGCACTATGACAGCGGAACTTCATACCCAGCAGGAACTGTTGGAGATGCGCTATCAAAAACAGTACCTGTATTGAATCTGGCTTTATTTTCAAGCCTGCATGCTGCAATTGAATCGCTGCCATCAACAGGTGGTAAAATTGTGGTTCCAGAAGGTGTTTTTGAAGCTGGTGATTGGACATATAACAGTAATTACATGTCTAAACCAAATGTCGCTATTATTGGCGAGAAAATGCCTACGTGGAGTAGTGATCTTTCTTCCTTGACAGGAGGTTCTGTAATTAGAGGAAGATTTAACGTATGGGCGCATAATTTCCAGATAGAAAATATTGGGTTTGACATGGGGAAAGCCTACTGCGACGTTAAATTCCCTGGAGCTGATTTTAGCACTGCATCCCATCCTTTAGGTGGGACATGGGATGCTTTTGCGTTTGCCTCACCTAATGACGGCTCTGGGCCAAGGCGTAACGTAAGAATTAAAAACGTAATTGGATTGTTGTATAACAGCGCCACTGTAGGCCATGCAGTTCTTATGGAAGGCATATCGGAAGGGTCTGCTGAGAACACCGTAGCAATATACGGTGTTCATGGAAATGTAATAAAGGCGATCCAATTCCATGCTAAAAATCTAACGTCATATGGACAGAATACAAATGGAACCATTATAAAGTCTGATACATACGCACTATGCGGTGACGTAGTTGTTGAAGGTGCATATCATGCTAAGCAACCTATTGATACAACCCCATGGTCTGCACCAGCAAAAACAGATAATGCAGTTTGTATCAATGCAGGTACAGCAGCCTTTACCGGCTCTGTTATGATAAATAACACCATTGCTTATGATGCTGCCAATCACTTGAGGCCGCAAGGAATCATTCCAATTGCTGATATAATTGTTACAGGGCAAAAATCAGAACGATGCGATTGGCCAGTCCTGATCGATACATTTACAAATTGCCTGCGCATGATTGTAGATGGTGCAATTTGGAGCAACTGCACTCAAGGTGCGTTTGTTGGGCAGGAACAGGCATGGCCAGGTCAAAGTCAGTTAACGCTGAAATCAGTGAAGGCGACAAACATTACTAACACTGTATTTTATGCAATGCAAAATGGGCTCATCGTTATTGATGAAGTTGAAGCCTATAATGTTAATCATCTTTACAACTGGCAAAACGGTGGGAAAATTTATGTTGGTAGAGAAAACGTTTCTCAATTAAACGGTGGCAATAAATTTGACCCATCAGGAATCGGTCCGGTATTGGGTGGTGGGTGGAGTAATTATGACGCAACAAACTCGCAATATGACCTACAACTTAATGGCTATAAAGCAAGGCTTACTGGACTAATGAAAACATCAGGAACAGATCCTGTAGTAGTTTATCTTCCAGAATCCATGCGTCCGCCATTAACAATCAGGATGGCATGTATCCAAAATGATGCAGCAGGTTCTCATGCTGGGTATGTCACTATAGATTCGGGTGTGAAGTTAGGTGAAGGTGCGATCCCTTCAGGGCTTATATACGCTTCTTTAGATGGGATAAGTTGGGAGTACTGAGTTGCCAATAAAGCCCGCAAAACTAGCGGGCTACTTTTTAATGCGGTTATGTGCTTGTGCGTGTTTATTAGTTATAAAATATTATTTTTTATACTATCCATCAAGAAATCGGAACCAGCCTTAGAGAGGTGACCCCAATCGATAGTAACCAAATCCTTAGGGTGATCCTTGATTCTGGTTAGGCAAGCTTCATCAATACACATTGCATCGTATGATGAGATATACTCAGCACCAACGCTTTTCATTGTTATATGCTTTTTGTAATATTCATCCCATATTTTCACACCAGGATTAAGGCCATCCTTCATATAAGTTGGAGGGAGTTTTTTATTCGATTTATAGTAATAAACTACTTGCTTCAAAAGGCTGTCATTCCACTCTGGGACAGGACCTATCACAATTACTTTGGTTAATGGTGATGCTGACTTTATAAGCTTCGTTGTTTTTCTAATCTCATCAACTGACAGGCCCATATCACCTATAGAGTTGTATCCACCAATCATCCATGCAAGTAATACTATTTTTGGTTTGGTTTCTCTAACAATTTCTAAGCGATGAGTGTTTACAGACAACAGGTCTTTCCCTGTGTCAGTAAGTTTACCTTTGATAAAAAATGGAGGGCCATTTCCATCAGTCGATTGTGTTATGCCAATGTTTTTATCTTTAGTAATCTTTTCCAGACCTTTATATAAAGCTGCTGCATAAGAATCACCCCACAACATTATGCCTTTTCCATCGTGACTAATACACCCATTTTCAATTTCGGTGTTTTTATCAACAGAGTGACACAATCCCATTCTCATGTTTTTCTTAAATTCAAAATATGTATATGGATCTGTTATCGAAGTGTATTCACCAATAGAGCCGTTGATAGAGCGTGACTGAATTCCGTCAAATCTGAAAGTAATTAAACCAATAATGCCTAATGCAAAAACAGAAGAGAACAGCGATACAACAACTACAGGTCTCTTCGCTCCGAAACGCACTGGATGTTCTATGAATTTATATGTCAGATATGCCAGTAAAAAGCATATCGCTATCAATAAAATCTTTAAACCAGTAGTAGGATCGGACGCCAATAGTATTCTTGACGATGAATATATAGGCCAGTGCCACAGGTATAGCGGATAACTTATTAGACCAATGAAAACAAGAGGCTTTAATGAAAGTATTTTATTGCAAACACCGCCATTACTGAGTATCAACATTGTTGCACCAGTAACAGGGAAAATAGCAATGTAGCCTGGGAATGGCATAGAATCGTTAATAAACAAAATTGATGCTATTAACAATGTCATTCCTGATATTGATATTAAGTTAAGTAACTTCTTGTTTGATATTACTTTTTCGTTTGCTTTGTAGCCAGCAAGAATGGCTCCAAACATCAATTCCCAGAACCTTGATAAAGGGGAGTAGTAGTTTGAACCTGATGTCGAATGCATGGTGTACAAGCCAACCATGAAGCTGATGACAAGGATAGCAAGGCTCGTAAGATAAAGCGCGCGCTTAGTTTTGGCAAACAGGATCAGCAGCAGAGGCCAGAAGAGGTAAAACTGCTCTTCAACCCCAAGAGACCACAGGTGAAGTAAAGGTTTTAGCTGTGATGAGGTGTCGAAGTATCCCGATTCACTCCATAACAGCAGATTGGAAATGAAGAATGACCCACCGAAAATATGTTTTCCGAGAGAGGAAAAATCACCTTGCAGGAATGAGAACCACCCGAGCAAATATACCGTAGAAAGAACAAGAGTAAGTGCCGGGAATATCCTGATTATTCGTTTTTTATAAAAACCAAGAACTGTAAAAGTTCCTTTTTTAACATCATTGATAATTATTGATGTTATAAGGAAGCCTGAGATAACGAAAAATACGTCAACCCCTACAAAACCACCAGGAAGAAGGCTAGGAAAGAAGTGAAATATCAGCACCGGGATAACAGCAAGCGCCCTAAGTCCGTCTATGTCCGCTCTATATTGTTTCAT